CATTAAAACTAACATAATTAGTTTCATATTCTTTTCTTAATTGTTGAAGCTTGGAGTTTGTTCTATCCAATTCACTTTGCAAATCTCCCATTGATTCTCTCAACATTGATATTCTTTTGCTAACCATCCCATTATGGAATTTTTCCAAATCTTCAAAATCACGCAATTGATTATTTAAGGATAATTTTGTTTCATCATAAAGTTGTTTTAACATCTTAGTATCAACATTAAAAATTTTCTCTTCTTCTTTTTTAATCTTCTCTTTCATTAATTCAATCTTCAGTTTACTTTTAGAATATTCTGCTTCAAGTTTTTGTACTTCAGAAAGCAAAACCTGCATATCACTTAGCTTTATATTATATTGGTCTAAAACAGTTACTTCTGAGTAGGATTTTTTAAACTTCTCAACTTCTTCCTTCATTAAACCTATTTTGGTTTCAAATTCTTTTTGTGAAGAAACACCATTTTTTCTATAGATTGCTTCTATGTCCTTATCAATACTTTCATTTGAAGTTATAATGTTAACGTTCTCTGATTTAGTTGTATCAATTCCAAATAAATATTCATATATAGCCTGATATTCATAATTCTTCTGAAATGTCCCCAGGTATTTAAGCAAAGAATCCTCATTTGAATCTTCAAGCCTTATAAATTTTGATATTAGTTGCCTTAAAGACGGTTTATTTTTGTAATTATTAAAAATTATACCGTTCAATTTGTCTTTATATTCAGTTATATTCCTGGTAGCTTCTCCATTAATCTCATTTTTCCCATTTTTATATAAAGCTCTCTTAAAAGTGTATATTTCATTATTAATTTGACAGCTTAACTCTGCAAAAACTTTATTCTTTTCAAGAAATTCACCAACAATCAAGTTTTCACCTGTATCTTTTTCCTTATATAAGCTTGATGTTGATTTTGCACCCAAACAAAGGTCAATAATTTTTACTGCGGTTGTTTTTCCAATATTGCTCCCGCTTGTAGCTTTATTGGTTTCATCAACAATTAATGAAAGTCCTTTTTTATTAAAATTTATCTTTCTTATAATTTCATTTGATGTAGACTTAACTACAAATAAGCTAATTAATTGCATAAGACCAACTCGTTTCTATTATTAATTTCTTGTAATAGTCCCACCAAATACATCCAATCAATTGATAAAATAAAATTTGAATATTCCATTTTTGTATTCATACAATACTTATATAATTCCTCAAAATTTACCATCCCATTATTATTTTTCAAATAGGATAGTATTATGCTTGAAGTATATATTATTGAATTTCTTGGATCACTATCGAAATCCACAATCATAATTGACATCTCCTATCATAAAGTTTCGACATAAGCACTTTCTATTGGGATTAAAATTTTACATTTATAAAAAACATATGCTGTAATAGCATTAATATATGTGATTCTTTTATTTATTTCTATATCAGATTTTTTACCAGCAAATATTTCTTCATATATCTTTTCGTTCAATGTTGAATATATTGTATCAACCTTCTCTTTTATGCTTTTTTCATCATTTATGTTTATATTAATCTTTATTAAAACACTTGTATATACATCCCAATAATAATCAAACAAATCATTTCTAATTGATGCTTCAAGTCCAGCCAAACAAGAAACCGCATCATCTACAATGTCATATGAATCAATATGATGCTTTTTAATTCTCTCTCCACAAGTATCAGAAAACTGGTTTAACTTAATTTTTTCAATAACATCATAAGGTTTAGTTCTTTTTTGACTTTTATGATTTACATTATTTTTTATAGATATCATTTTCTTTATTATTTTACTAATGTCAGAAATCTCTATCTCTTGTATGTTATAGAATTTATCTATATTCTCTATTTGAAAATTATCACTCATAGTAGAACACCCCTACTCAATAGATTTTCTATTATCAAATGTATCTACCTGTTTGATATTAAATTCATCTTTACTTTTTATAGAAGAATTTTTATTTAAAATTTGTATTTTCTGTTCAATAGTACTTCTAATTTGATTACACTGATTCTTCTCATTTTTTGCCAATAAAAACATTGCTATACTTAAAAGACCTGCTAATATTGACACGATTGTGTTGATATTCTCAAATAACTCCATTTTCATTCACTCCCACAAAATATGAAAATTTTGGTCAATCTTACATTATGAGTTTATACTTTTAAAATAACTGTGTCAACCAATTGTAGGTAAAATACATCCTCTTCGGAATTCTTAATACACAATACCTTCAATATCATATATTGGTATTTTTCCAATGTCACCATCTGCTTCAACTTCAACAGGCGAACCATCATCAAAGAAAGTTGATTCAAGCACACTGTATGCTGCAAGCAAGCTGTTCCATGGTGGATGATATGAACCACCCATTGCAGGTGCTTCCTCTAAAAGCTGACTGAAAATGTTTTGAACTTGTTCATCAAATTCACTATCAAGTTCAATGATGGGGAAACCATCTTCCAGCATAACTTCAATTTGCCTTTGAACACCCAGGTATTTCCCTTTTGCAATCACCTTTGCCATATCATCACCTTCTTTCTAAAATAAACTAACTTAATGAATACTATCGGAAATCTGATGTTCCAGCCATGAATGTATGTCATTTTCAAAATCTATATTCATTCACACACCACCAAATCATTCTAATCCTTTGAATAATTATACCATACTATATAAAACTTTTTGCTATAACTGCTTGAATTTGTAGCCCAACCGTAGCATTCTATACTCCTGTCATTTTTAACTGCACAAATGCAAGAATTACATTCAAAACAAAATCTGTTCCTTTATCAACAAGCAATGATTTGATTTTTGTTTTACTATCTTCATTTCCCTTATACTGTAACAACAATAATATTTGGTCTAAGGTGTCTTTTTCTTCTCTTTCTAGTCCTTCAAGCCTTTGAAAATTTGCTCCTAATGAATTTAGTATATAGTCTAAATCCTTTGATACAAAATCAAATTTCGTATTAATATCTTCTGTTGCTGTTGCAATTCTCTCTAAATTATCATGATTTTCCTTTCTTTCTTTGAATACCGCATCTAATCCACTTGTATCAATTTTCTGTACTGATGGCATCTGCATTGATGGTGTCTTGATTTTACTTAAATCAAACTTTAAATCTCCAATATCCATATTTTAACTCCCTTTTTTTCTTAATTACTATTTTACCAATAGTTTCCCTAAAAATAAAGAGAATGTTCAAGTTTGGAAGTAAAACCTGAACATTCTCTTTTTATATTTTACTAATTATGAATATGCCATTACTCATGCACCCCTTCCGCAGCAACTTCCATTGCTTCATAAATACCTTCACCAAGATAATCAATTACACCATCCAAATCCATATTGGATGCAATACTTGCACTAACAGGCATATCAACTTTAATTTCAGCAGTTGTGAATCTGTTCACTGCTTCCTGTTCAGCCATATCACGCAGATATTTCAAATCTTCTTCTGATGTTTCCATTGAATCTGCCATCTTTGCTGTATTTCCAGCAGTATCAGCAACATTGTCATAAATAGAATCAAATCCTGAATCCTGTGATGCTTTTGCAGCAGCTTCAGCTTGGGCAGCAGTGATTTCTGCACTTCTTTTTGCAGTTGCACTTCTTGCATCTGATTTCATGTTTGCAATTGAAGCATCCCTGTCCATTATCCCTTTTGCAATATCTGAACCATAACTTGCCAAAGCAGCATTTCTTGATTGTTTGGATGCTTCATTTTCAATTTGTGCGTTTGTTCCAAAAGTTACACCAGCAACAGCACTGATTGAAACACCAGGAATCTTGTTCAATATGTTGATGAAATCATTGATGATTCCAATTGCACCATTGACCATGTTCTGAAGAATAACCAGCACATTGGTTTTCATATCACCCATGAAGTTTGCTATACCAACCGCAGCAGCAAAAATTCCAAGCTTCAATAAATCCCATAAGCCAAGAACATAATATATACCAGTGAAGAAACCTATTTTCACCCAATCCCATGCTGTAAGAATTGCGCTCATTGCTATTTGCCAAGCAATTTGGATTCCACCAACAGATTTCACCCATTTATAAATAAATCCAATCAAAACACCTATTGCCAAAGCAATCCAACCAATTGGATTTGTCAACAAACTAACAGCCAAAGCCCTATTTGCTGCAACTGATAACCATGTTGCAGCGGTTTGTATTCCTGTCATTAGTGCATAAACACCAACTGCTGCTGCAAGCCCCAGGAATATTGGTTGAAGGGTTGACCAATTATCATATATCCATTGTGCGCCTTTACCAATCGTTTGAATCAGCGGTTCAAATGCTTGAATCAAGCTGTTCTGAATTACTGTCCAAACCTGGGCAAATGTCATTGGAAGTTCTGCAAATTTTGCATTGGTTTCATCTGCTGCTGCAAACATTGCATTTTTTATAATGTCAGCAGTAATCAATCCTTCAGAACTCATTTCTTTAAGTTCACCCATTGATTTTCCAGTGTATGCAGCAATTGCTTGTGCCAGCATAGGTGCATTTTCCATGATGCTTCTGAATTCATCACCCTGAAGCTTCCCTGCTGCCATTGCCTGTGTTAATTGATACATTGCAGAAGTTTATTCCTGAATACCTGCACCACCAATTGCAAACTGCTTGTTCATCTGTTCTGCAAAAGCAACTGTTTCTTTATTACTTGAAAAAGCACCCTTTGCAAGAATTCCCAGTTTTGAAACAGCAGCAGCAGTATTCATATATGCTGCCCTGGAATCATTTGCTGATTTCATAATCATATCCTGAAGTTCAGCAGTTGTCTGAAGCCCATCATTCATCAAGTCAAGTCTTGCAGTTGTGGAAGTCATACCATCAGCCAGGTCAATTATTTTCTTTGCACCAAAAGCTGCACCAAGCCCTGCTGCCATTCCTTTTATTTTACTTAACAATCCACCTGCTGCACCTGAACCAGTTTTCATATGCTCATTCAGTTTCTTTTGTGCTTCATCCGCTTGCCTGATTTCTTCTTCAACCTGGTTCATTGATGCTTCAGCTTTGTTCACTTCAGCCCTTGCAGCTTTTATACTGCTAGTATCAATTGCATTGCTTGATGCAGTTTGTAAGGCTTCAAAGCTTGATAATGTAATGTTCAATGCTTTGGTAATGCTTTTCATTGTCGGTGTCATCCCATCATAGACTTGAATTGCAGTCCTTATTGTAGCCATTTAATTTCCACACCTTTCATTTGTTCTCCGTTCTGATTCCACCTGAAGCATTGCAGTATAAACATTCTGCCAATCTGTTTTATTTTTAATAAGTTTGGCATTGTTTAATTCTTTTTTAAGCTGCTTATCCTTTTTCTTCATCAGCTTGGGGAAGTAATCTTTAAAAACCTGAAAGCCAGGATAATCCTTATTTAAAAGCAATAATCCTCCGTTGGTTATACGCCCAGGTTCTTCATATATGGGAACTTCAGGGTCAGGCTTATAATCAATTTCTGTGATGAATGGAATAAAACTGAACTTTACTGCCCATAACTGCTTGTTAATTACTTCAATGTTTTGGTTCATTTTCCTACCCCTTTCAATAAAATAGTTCCACGATGCTATCATCAGGGAAAAGATATATTTTGATAATGTTTATCAAGCGGTTCTTGTGCCTGGTCACTGTGCTTGGGTCACAGTCAAGTTCAAAAGATATATCTTCATTGGTCAGCCCTTCAAAATATTTCAGCCTGATTATGTCAAAATACTGGTCTGTGCTGATTCTATCAAGTGAATTATCTATGAACTGTATGTAACTTTCTATTTTTTCAATTGAAGCTTGGATTTCTTCAATTCTTGCTTCTGCCTTTTCGCCATCAGTTGATGTTTCATAGCTATTGCTTGTTGAAAGAATGACTATACTTTTACTTCTCTTTGCCCATCCTTCATTTTCAATGGTTTTAATTTGTTCCTGCTTCTTTTCAATGACCTGCTTGAATTGCTTGTAGTTATAAAGCAATTTTTCTGTTTTCTGAAAAGCACTGTCTTTGTTTGACTTCAAAAGCCTGTGCTGTTTCAATTCCTTCATAAGTAATGAAGTGGTTTGTTCTTGTGTTTTTCTGATGGTTTCTTTTATAAAAGCCTGTACTTCAATATCTATAAGACACCACCCCCTGAAATAAGGAAATTGCCGTACTAGTTATTAGCCAGTACGGCTTATAAATATGTTAGCTTAACACATTAGCTTCTAGCCATCTGTTCAAGTCATAAGAATACTTAAATGCAGTAACTGCTGGAACAATCGTTGCAATAGCTACTCTTAATTCTGCAATAATTGTCCATTTTGGCTTATCTGTCATGTCAATACTGTATTGACTACATAAAGCTTCTGTTTCTTCTTTTGTTGCCTTATCCAGCACATCAGGCTGCTCTTCAGTGGTTCTGTCCACATGATAACCATACCAAGCTTCCAACTGTTCCATATGTATACCATCCCTTGCCCAACCTACCCCATTAATAAAAGGTATTGTCAGTTGATGCTCATTGCTGTATCCATCTGTTAAGGTACTCCATACTTTAGCCATTGCTAAGCCCCCATTTCATCTTTAACTTCATCTTCAGCATCTTTTTCAGCCTGTTTGAAGTTTAAAGCCATTTCAGAATTCAAATATTCAACAATAGATTGAACTTCATCCATCACACCAACAAATACACTTTCCCTTAAAGCATAACCCAAGCTGGTTGTGATGTAATATCCAACATCAAAGAAATCATTTGCAGCGTTTTCCAATTCGGCCAGACGTGATTTCAGATATTCAAATTTTCTCAACCGTGTAAGGGTAGCATTGCACATTCCAGCAGCCTGATTCCTTAGAACCATTTCAAATAGCTTCATTGTAGGATAATCACCCTGAAAAGGCTTAACCATATCAAAAGCTAATTCATCTGTGATTTTGTCACCTGAAAGCTTGATGAATTCCAAAGCATTGGTAATCTGCCCCTGATAATCAGAAGGTTTTGATACAGTTGAATTTGTGATGTTTTCCTTTTCATCAGTGATGACCTTCACAAGCTGATTGTTGAAATCATTATCATTGGCTTTCATCTTCCCTTTCAGTTCTCTAATCTTGTCCTGTCTGTAATCATTTGCATACAGGGAATCTTTTTCCCATTTCTTGATTTCTGCCAGGTATGCATTTGTTACTTCTTTGTAGCGGTTCAGTAAACTTTCAATTCTTTTCTTAATAGCTGTTTTCATAATAGTACCAACCTTTCATTTTATAGTTTTTGAAAAATAACTTTCAATTCATCAGAAGTAAGCCCTTCAAAAGGGTTATTGACATTACCAGTAACTTCAACCTTATCTTTAAACATACCAAGGTGTTTCCCAATCAGTTCCAAAGCCTTCAGCTTGTCATGCAGTTTCAGGGATATACCCGAAGGGTTTTGTTTGATTTCAGCAATAGCTGCAAGCTGTTCCTGCTCAATGATGTCAGTATCAAACACTTCAACCTGATTGTTTTCAACCTTCAGATAGTTGCATATATCGGAAAAGGCAATCTTTGTAAGTTCCTGAATCACTTTATCCTGGGTGATGCTTGTTCTTTTAGCCCTTTCATCCATCTGTTTTTGTATCCTGCTTTGAATATAAGGTTTTGCAAGGTTCTCACTACCAATGACATTTGCAGTGTCTATGGAATAACCAGCCCTGATTGCAGCCTGTGTTGCGTTCAGGTCAATCAGGTATTCATCACAGAACCTTCTTTGTTTTGCTGTCAGCTTTGCCATTTTAATCACCTACCTTTCTTTTAGGGTGTCCGATATGTCCGATTACTCAATATCAGCCAGTACCAGGTTCAACAAAACTTTTAATTCTTCATTACCGTTGAACTTGTCTATGGGCAAAGTAACTGTTTTTCCATGATGTATTTCCCCATCAAGGCTTTTGAACTTTGGCATAGAAAGTTGAAGCTTTTTAGCTTCCTTGTAATACCTGAATTCCCCGCTATCCGTAACCACTGCATCTGGAATTTCTGTTTCATAGTATTTTGCCATTTGTATTCCCCTTTCTTTTAAGCAAATTGTGCTTTCCGTTCCCAATATCGTTGGTTGTATTCCTTGACTTTTTCAGGATGTTCAGAACGCCATTGTCGATTGTATTTGTTCAGCTTGTCTCTGTTTTCATCCTGGTATCTTTGAAAGTATTCCTTTTTCACTTTTACGGCTTCATCCTTCATCAAATCACCCCCATTTACCCATAGAATCAACTACTATAATTATAGTCTTTATATTGTTTATTTTCTTGCAAATACGCTATATTTAGTATGTTTCTAAAAAATAAGACACCATATATAGTGTCTTATCCGTTTTCTATGACTTTATAAATTGTTGCTTTGCTTAACTTGTATTTATCCATTAATTCAGATATTTGCATTCCGGCATGGTAATCCGCTTTTAAAAGCTTATTCCGTTTTTTACGGTCATGATATTCTTCATTGAAGTTCTTTGGTATATATACATTCCTGCCTGGAAGCTGCTTGACCAATTCTTCAAAAGCAGCTCCACCCACAACTTCTTTTAATTTTTCAATTGCTACAACATTTGACATCTTTCACACCAGCCTTCTATAATTTGTATTTCATCTTGAACTTTTAGCATTTCATTTTGAACCCCTTCAAACGCTTATTTTATAAGGGTTTGCAGCTTTATAATCTAAGTTTTGCATTTCATCTTGAACTCATCTTGAACCCCTTCAAGTATTGATTAATTAAGGCTTTGCAGCTTATCGGTTCAAGATGGTTCAAGATAAATGCTTCTATTACTTATATTTTTAAGATATTAAATATTTATTTTAATAAAAATATTTTTTCTTAAATAATATATAAAGAACTTTGCTTTCATCTTGAACCATCTTGAACCATCTTGATATTACTGCGTTTCATCTTGAACCGCATCTTGAACCCATCTTGAACTTTCATTATCATCTTGAACTTTCCTGAATACACGATACTTTTTACCTTTACGTTTTTTGTCAACAACTTCATAGCCGAACCTTTTGCATATAAATCTAGAAAATTCAACATCCGACAATAAATTCTGAATATTATTCTGTAGACAAAGATGATGATATGCTTCATAGATGGTTCTAGTAGAAAATCCATGAAAATCTATGCCATTCAGCAAACTGACTATGATATAGATGGATTTCTTTTTATTTTTCATGTCAGACAGGATATTAAGTAAATTTTCTTCAAATTGATGCATCAATTCAACATATTTTTGTGTCAAAATAGAATTAATCTTTTCACTGTATACTTCTTTATCTTTATTCATTTTTTTGACTACCTTTCTATTTTTATTGTAATTTTTAAATCACTTCACCCCAATTTTTTAACGTCATTGGGATTTGTTAAGTCATAACCTTCATACTTTTCAAGAAATTCAAGTAAGGTGGTTCTTCTGATTTTAATACTTCCAAGCTTCAAAACTGGAATAAGTCCTGCATGAATAAGTTCATATACATATGCCGGATTTGTTTTTATTAATTTTGAAGCTTCTGTGACCGTATAAAGCA